CATGGCGAGTTTACACCTGGTGTATGGATATCAGTTAAGTCAACACAATATAAAGCGCTATATTTCGAAACACTGTTAACGGAATACGGTGCTCTTTATGATAAACTTCCGATATCTGCTTTTGTGTGGAAGACAGACCATGGTGAGTTGTTGCCTCTTGATATTCTTCAGCTTTGGGATTGTTTTGATTACCATCTGACAGTAATTGAAAAGCCTCTTCTTTCTCGCTGTGAGTTTTTTGGCAAAGATAAGAACATGCATCCAGGTGAGTATCTGTTCTCTATTGATAACGCGCATCCGGATAAATCCGTGCTTGATATAAATTTTAGTGAATATGACCCAGAACATAAGAGTTTTAATATAATTAAATTGGATAATGGACAATTTGCAGCACAACCTAATAATAGAGTTATTTTTAAGGACTCGAGTCTTACGCTCGACAAATTAAAGATGCCCGACTTTAAGGTATGTACTCAAAACTATTCAGTTGAGACAGAACCTAAGTGGTCAGTCGGACATACAGACGAATGGCAATACAAGACAAAAGACGGTAGATAGTACCCTGCTTACCATTAAGAATCTTAATTTATTATACCATATTTTATTACTGTTGTAAACAGTTATTTTTTCGTCTTAAAACAAAACTTTATAGTTTACATACTCGTTAATCTATTATATAATAGTTATTATGAAAGGATGAGTTATGGCAAAAAGAAAAAGCATACATTATGTCAATAATGCTGACTTCTCTCTCGCAGTAGTTGAATACGTAACTCGAGTCGATGAAGCAAAAGAAAAGGGAGATGAGATCCCTATCGTTCCAGATTATATCGCGCAATGTTTTCTCAGAATCGCTGAGGGCTTGTCACACAAGGCCAACTTTATTCGCTATACGTATCGCGAAGAAATGGTAATGGATGCAGTGGAAAACTGTTTGAAAGCAATCAACAACTATAATCTAGCCACCGCCACTCGAACAGGTAAACCTAACGCCTTTTCTTACTTCACACAAATCTCTTGGTACGCTTTTCTTCGAAGGATCGCTAAAGAGAAAAAGCAGCAAGAAGTAAAACTAAAATATCTCTCTAAATCGGGTATCGAAAACTTTGTAGATTTAGACCTATCAGATGACGCCTCAACTCAAATAATTGGCGCATTTGTTGATACTTTAAGAGATCGTATCGATCGTATTAGACAAACTGATACAGTATACGACGACCTCTATAAAGAGGAAAAGAAAAAGAAGAAGAGAACTAAAAACACTGATTCAGATTTAAGCGAGTTTATGCAATGAAACAATGGAAAGTACAAGTAATAGAAGATGGTGATGACTTTATCATCGAGTTTCCGGACGAAGTTTTAGAAGGTTTAGGTGTAGGTCCAGGCGATACTCTCGTTTGGGAATCACACAAAGATTATGTAACTATTCGGAAAGAAACAGATGAAAATAGCAGTTCTCAATGATACTCACTGCGGAATTAGAAACAGTTCTGAAATATTTTTAAATAATGCTAAAGATTTCTATGAAAATGTTTTCTTTCCGGAATGCTCTAAAAGAGAAATTAAGCACATACTCCACCTAGGAGATTATTACGATCATCGTAAGTATATTAATTTTAAAGCTCTTAATCACAATCGTAAGCATTTTCTTGATCATCTCCGTCGTCTAGGCATGACCATGGATATTATTCCTGGTAATCATGACACGTATTTCAAGAACACGAATGATCTCAACTCTTTGAAAGAGTGTTTAGGACATTATATGAATGAGATCCATATTATTATGGAACCTCGTGTAGTGGAATACGGATCTCTTAAAATCGCTCTTCTTCCATGGATTTGCGCTGATAATTACGATCAGTCTATGAAGTTTATTAAAGAGTGTAAAGCTGACTGGCTTGGTGGACACCTCGAATTTACAGGTTTTGACGTCATGCGAGGAGTACAACATCATGGTGGTATGAACCATAAACTCTTTGAGAAGTTTGAGTTAGTGCTTACTGGTCACTTTCACGTGTCATCTCGAAAAGATAATATCTGGTATCTTGGCAGTCAGATGGAGTTCTTCTGGTCAGATGCTCATGATCCCAAATACTTCCATATTATTGACACTGAGACTCGTGAAGTAGAAAAAATTCATAATCCTTATACTTTATTTGAAAAAATTGTTTACAACGACGAGAAAATAGATTATAATAATTATGATATTGGAAACTTAGATAAGAAATTTGTAAAGGTTGTAGTTGTTAACAAGTCAGATACCTTTCTCTTTGATAGATTCATTGATCGTATCCAGAACCAGGATATCTATGAATTAAAAATCGCCGAAAACTTTAACGAGTTTCTCGGTGAGAACGTGGAAGATGAAGGTCTCGAGATTGAAGACACAACAAAGTTAGTAGATGACTATATTGACGGTGTTGACACTGATCTCGATAAAGATCGAATTAAAGTTAACATGCGCGAACTCATGACAGAAGCACAGGCACTTGAAATAGCATGATTTTATTTAAGACGGTACGTTGGAAAAACTTTCTTTCAACTGGTAACTCATTTACTGAAATTGACTTGTCAAAACACAAGTCTACACTGATTGTCGGAGCTAATGGCGCCGGCAAGTCTACGATGCTGGATGCTATATCATTCGCTCTCTTTGGCAAACCGCATCGTAACATCAACAAGCCTCAACTTATTAACTCAATCAATAATAAAGATTGCGTTGTTGAGGTCTCTTTTAACGTTGGGAAAAGCGAGTATAGAGTACTTCGTGGCATAAAGCCTGGAAAATTTGAAATTTGGAAAAACGAAACACTTATAAATCAATCTTCCCACGCAAAAGAGTATCAGAAGATCCTCGAGCAAAATATCCTCAAACTAAATCATAAGTCCTTTCATCAGGTAGTTGTATTGGGTTCCTCCTCTTTTATCCCATTTATGCAACTACCTTCAGGACACAGGCGAGAGGTTATCGAGGATCTTCTTGATATTAACGTATTTTCAAAGATGAACACTCTCTTAAGAGATAAGATTAATAGTCTAAAGGATAATATCCAAGACAAGTCTTATCAATTAGATCTCTCAAAAAATAAAATTGAGACACAGCAAAAATATATTCGTGACGTCAAGGCTTTGACTGATCAGAACATTACTGAAAAACGCAATAAGATTACAAGTAATCAAAATGAAATATCATCATTACAAGAAATCAATAGCACCCTCTCAACAGAAATTGAAGGAGAGCAAGATCTATTGCAGGCTAGGTTAAATAGATGGCATGATAAAAAACAATCACTCTTACAATTCTCGGCGCAGTTCAAACAGCAAATGGCTACAGTCGCTAAAGAGGCGAAATTTTATGAAGACAATGAAACATGTCCAACCTGTGATCAAGCTATTAGTTCAGAAAGACGAGACGAAAAACTTACCGATGCTAAATCCAAGGCGAAAGAACTTAAGAGTGCCATGGGCAAGCTCACTGAAGAGTCAGATCAGGTTGAACAAGCTATTTCAGATGCAAATGACGCACTTTCCAAGATACGAGACAAACAAAGTAGCATACATTCTAACATACAGCAGATCAGCCGGCTCCAAACCGAAAATCGAAGTCTCGAAGAAGATATCAGTGGATCTGCCAGTGCTGATCTAAGACAAGCTGAAGAAGATCTTAAAAACTTTCTTGATTCAAAGAATAACTTACTCGAAGAAAAGTTTAAGTTGTCTGATGAGTATTCTTATAATCAAGTCATGGGTGAGATGCTCAAGGATACTGGTATTAAAACAAAAATTATTAAGCAGTATCTTCCAATTATAAATAAACTCGTTAATCAGTATCTGCAAGTTCTCGATTTCTTTGTGCACTTTGATCTCGACGAAAGCTTTTCAGAAACTATTCGATCTCGTCATAGAGATGAATTTACATATGACTCATTTAGTGAAGGTGAAAAACAGCGAATCGATCTAGCTCTTCTTTTCACTTGGCGTCAGATCGCTAAGATGAAGAACAGCGTAGCTACAAATCTATTAATCTTGGATGAAACTTTTGACTCGTCTCTCGATCATGAGGGTGTAGACAATCTACTGAAGATTCTCTATACTTTGGGTGATGACACTAATATTTTTGTCATCTCTCATAAAGGCGAAATTCTTGACGGTAAATTCAATGCTAAAATTGAGTTTAAGAAAGAAAAGAATTTTAGTAAAATGGCTGCTTAATGGTTTACAAATGAGTCAATAAGTGTTATAATGATCTATTAATAAAACATGGAGTATATTATGGAATTGAATGACGGTACTCTTCAAGTATTAAAGAATTTTTCTGGTATTAATCAGAATATTCTTATCCGACAAGGTAATACTTTGAAGACAATTAGTGAGGCACGAAATGTTGTAGCTCGTGCCACAATCTCAGAAGAATTTCCCAAAGACTTTGGGATCTATGATCTCAACGAGTTTATCGGAGTACTTGGACTCGTTGATGTACCTCGTCTTAAATTTGAAGACGAGCATGTTACTATCGGTGATTCAACTGGTAGAGCAAAAGTTAAGTATTTCTTTTCCGCCGAAGAAACGCTGACGACCCCTCAGAAAGATATCAACATGCCAGAATGCGAAGTAAAGTTTACTTTGACAAATGACACGTTGAATAAGATCAAGCGGGCAGCTTCAACTCTTGGTCATAATGAAGTATCCATTTCCGGCAAAGATGGAGTACTTAGTCTTTCTGTTGTTGAAAGTGGAAACTATACCTCTAACTCGTACTCAATTGATATTGAAGGCGAGTTTCCAAGTGATAGAACTTTCCAATTTATTATTAGCATTGGAAATCTTAAGATCTTACCTGGCGACTATGATGTTCAGATTTCCTCTAAATTAATCTCGCAATTCAGTCATAAAGAACTAAACGTTCAGTATTGGATTGCACTCGAAAAGACGTCTAATTACGGAGTATAAAATGTCAGAACAAGTTGATCAACTTCGCGATCTCGCGAACAAAGCCGGCCGCAGTACTGTGGCAGTAATTGATGCAATGACCCAACGTGGTGCATTTAAGGGAGAAGAACTCTCTACTATTGGGCAACTGCGTGATCAGTGTATCGCAATCATTCAGATTTGTGAACACCTTTCTCAAGAAGCTGCAATGGAGGATGATGACGACGAAGAATAACATTTACAAATTTGAC